AACGAAGTTCGCAATAACGTCATGTTTATATTGAACAAGGATAACAGGGGTTACATAACTCCTATGGAGTTCAATACATATGCTAGACAAGCGCAGTTAGATATATTCCAAAAGTATATGTATGAGTATAGCAACGCTATAATCAAACAGAACGCCCGTTATCATGGTGAAGGGTACTCAAACATATCAAAAAGGGTATCAGAGATAATAGATAGATTTTCTGAGTATAAAACATTAGACTATAATGCAATAAGCGGAACATTACAATTACCTGTCGGTGCTCCAGATTACTATTATATAGAAAAAATAATATACAACAACAATGTTGAAGTAGATAGATCTGATCACTCTAAAATATTAAATCTTTTAAATTCAAACCTAACTTCTCCTACAGCTAGTTATCCAGCGTATATAGTTACGTCTGACTTAGGATACATAACGGTCTATCCTAACTCACTGATGAATCCTATATCACCTGCTGTCAGCAATGCCACTAATATTCAGATTAGATATGTCAGATATCCTAAAGATCCAAACTGGACATACAATCTAATAACAAATGGAGAGCCATTGTATGACCCTTCAAATCAACAGTTTCAGGACTTTGAGGTTCCATACGAGGAGCTCCCTAATCTTGTTTCTAAGATACTACAGTATGCTGGTCTATCTATCAGAGAGTCTGAAGTTGTTCAAGACGCTAAGGCAGAGGAGGTACAAACAGCACAACAAACACAATAACAGATGCCATATATAACTAACTATCAGTACTACACAAATAATGGAGCTCAACCCCAAGATGCTAACTGGGGTAGCTATCAGTATGTTACACTAAAAGACATAATCAATAACTTTATGTTGATGTATGTAGGTAACGATAAGCTAGTTAACAATGTCGAGATATACAACATACGTTTCCATGCTAAGAGAGCAATTCAAGAGATCAACTATGACGCTCTTAGAAACATTAAGGTGATGGAGCTAGAGCTAGGAGAAGAGCTTAAGATGGTTCTGCCTCCAGACTATGTTAACTATGTAAGGATATCATCTTTAAAGGGCAACGTGCTGATACCTCTTGTAGAGAGCAGGACAGCGATCACGGCTAATGCGTATCTGCAAGATAATAACCTAGACATTGTTTTTGATTCAAATGGTGAGGTTGTCACGGGTACGTCAAAGCTTGACATACTGCGACAAGACAAGCAACTATACACTGGGGCTGGTCCTTACAACGGGTACTACGGATGGTCGTTTGATGGTGATTGGTACTTCGGCTATAATATTGGAGGAAGATTTGGTTTAAACACTGAGGACGCAAACGTGAACCCTAGGTTCACAATCAACAAGGCCGCTGGTGTTATTGATTTTAGCACTGGAGTTGAGAACGGAAAGATAGTACTAGAGTACGTTTCAGACGGTATGGAGAACGGTGACGACTCAAAAATTAGCATTAATAAACTGGCTGAAGAGTACATATATTCATACTTAAAGTGGGCTATACTTAACAATAAAACTGGGATACAGGAGTACGCCATTAGAAGGGCCAGAGAGGAGAAATCTGCAAACTTAAGAAACGCTAAAATAAGATTAAGTAACATTCATCCATCTAGACTTTTAATGAGCCTTAGAGGTAGAGATAAATGGATTAAGTAATTATGGCTGACGTTAGTAGAACATTTCAGAAAGGGACGATGAACCAAGACCTCGATGAGAGGTTGTTGCCCAATGGGTACTATTTATACGCAAAAAACGCCACTGTAAATAGCTATGCAGCAGGTGACGTGGGTGCAGTTCAAAATGCATTTGGCAACTCAATTACGGGTGTTATCTCTGACATTGTAACCACACCAACGGTTACAAATCCAATTGTTATTGGAGCAATTGCATACGAGCCCAAAAGTCTTATATACTGGCTTGTTACATGCACAGAGTTTGACGCTATATTTGAGTACAATGTATTATCTGGACAAACTACAAGGGTGCTACAGTGCTCAAAACCAAGCCCTGGCAGCCCATTAAACTTTAACAGCGACTACATTGTAACGGGGATAAATTACGTTGAGGGGCAAGACAATAATGACTATCTTTTTTGGACCGACAACTACAACCCACCTAGAAGAATAAATATTGGTCGTTGCAAGGGATACACGGCTGACGATCCATCAATATCTGATGACATTAGCGTTATAATGGCGCCACCGTTAAACGCACCATACATATCATTATCCCAAGACAATAATCCAGACTCTATAAATCTAAAGGAGAAGTTTGTATACTTTAGCTATAGATATAAATACGTTGACAATGAATACAGCTCAATGTCCCCGTTTTCAGCGGTTGGATTTAAAGCTGGATCTTTTGCTATTGACTACGAGACAGGAGACAACCTGGGAATGTTAAATAATATTAACAAGGTAGACATACACTTCGAGACTGGTAATGAGTTTGTAAAAGAGATACAGCTGCTTGTTAGAGACACAAGAAGCTTGAATATAATGGTAATAGAGTCGTTCGACAAGGACCAGCTATCTATACAGAACAATACCACATATTCATTTACATTTAGGAATAACAAGATATACTCCACACTGTCAAGCGATCAAGTTACAAGGCTATTTGACAATGTTCCATTAAAGGCTTTAGCTCAAGATATAATTGGAAACAGGCTTGTGTACGGTAACTATCTGCAGTTTAGAAATATATCAAATATAAACGATATAGATATAAGAATTGATTTTAAGGTGGATTATTTTTCTGAAAATATTTCAACAAGCGATATGTCGCCTAAAAGATCTTTTAGAAGCGACAGGGATTACGAGGTAGGTATAGTGTATACAGATGGGTATGGAAGAATGACAACAGTCCTTACCCCTGCCCTAACTAACTCAACTAATAACCTAACCAATGCTGTATATATACCTCCATCCGCTTCAAATACAGCAAACAGCCTTCGTGTTGAAATAAACAACGAGCCACCGTACTGGGCCACAAATTATAGGTTTGTGTTGAAACAAAATAAAAAAGAATACTATAATATATTTCCTAGATTATATTATGTGCAAGGTCTTTTTGTTTATTTTTTAATTAATGAGCCAGATAGGGATAAATTTTCAGTAGGTGATTATATTATAATTAAGAACGCAAATGGTGGGCCTACACATTTAAACAAACAATTTAAAATTTTAGAACTAGAAATAAAACAATCTGGGTTTATACCAAACGCTCAAGAAGGACTATATTTTAAAATAAAAATAGACCCATCTTTTACATCTATATTACCTCCAGGGATAACTCAAAACTATACAACCACAAATCAAGGGACCAATAACCCTAATTCAAGCCATGGAATGACAAATGGTGGTAATACACATCTATCTATAATAAATGGGCTTACAATAGCATCTTCTGGACAATCTTACACTAATTTAATAACGTCATATATTTCAAGACCAATTTTTTATGGGTCAAATAGCTCTAATATAAATTCAATATCTATATCATGGAACGGTTCTTTTAATGTTGGAACATCAACATTGCAGTCTTATAGTTCCCAATATTGGGCGTTTCCAAACGCAAGAGATTATAGATACACAATTGAAATTCAATCTGGAAATAAATTTAGGTACACTACTGATATATATGGCATTAGCAACTGGATTGAAACCGATATCCCAATATCTGTCGGCTCCGTAAATCTTATAAAATTTCCTATAGGTGTTACTGGAAATGCTCCAGGAGGTGCAAATAATATAGCTTTTGCTATAAAATGGACATCAAATCAATTATCTATAGGAGATAAATTTAAGATTAGCTGTAGGTCTGAAAACGGAGATAATTATTTTCCTGGAGCATCTAACAATACTAATAACATTGGATTATTAGCAAATGGATATGACGATAATGGTGGCTTTGCAATTGTAAACGGTAATATTAACGGATCTATTTTTGCAGGCGCAAATATATCAATAACTATAAATCAAGACAGTAATAATTCTAATACATATACGTCAACACAATCGTTTACAGCACAACAGACATATAAAAATATAGAAGAGTGGTTTATAGAGTCTGGGGCGTTTGATTTATTTATTCAAAAAAACTCGTCTGGAACAAATATAAAATCAAGAGGAATTTGGTTTAGAAATACACCTAGCCCACCACAGGTTTCTACATTACCAACATCTTATAGCTATGTTCAAACATTTTACCCTAGTGGAAATGGGCCATGGACTCATACTAATTGGGTACTAAATGCATATAACGGTAACTATACAAAAATGTTTTTAAAAGGATTTGGGGGTGGAAATAATTCTCAAAATATAATCTCAGTTACTTTTAAGATAAATCAAATAATACCATCAAAAGCCCCAATATTAGAAACGGTTCCATTAGACACCGAAACAGAAATATTCCACGAACTATCCAGAACATACCCAATTAAAAATGGGAAACACATATCTAGATGGTTCTTTGATTTAAGAACGGCTGGCCCTTTAGGTAGTACCAGATTAAGGCAGAATACAAAGGAGTGGCCTCATTACTTTAGCGTCGGAGACACTGTATATTTAAACACTAACGGTGTTTCGTTAAACACGCCACACACAATTGTAGGTATAAATAGCAGGTACTCAATTGACGTAACCCCACCACTATCTATTTCTCCATCGTTCCCTGGATCTGTATCATACACAACATATGAACAAGACCAGACATCTGTAACTAACCCAGCCAAGGTGCAAATAAATTACCCTGACTATGTAAATAGCGATTATAACTCATTTACATACAATACTGGTTTAGAGACATACAGAATAAAAGACGCATTTAATGCCCCTACAATGAAGTATAGCCTTAGGGCGTCTACGGTGAT